TGCAATCTGGTTTAGGGTAAAATCCAAACCAAGATTAGTCAAAGCGGAATGAGTTCTATACAGTGTTAACACTTCTGTAGAACTCATTCCGCTTTGACTAATCTTGGTTTGGATTTTACCCTAAACCAGATTGCACTCTTGACTCATAACACTGCATGGTTAAATTTATGGCAATTCTTTGAATTGACATCATCTAACATTTCCAAGTTCCCAGTCGGGAGATTGGGTTTAAAACAGGAAATGGCCGGTAAAATGAGGGTTTTCGCAATGGTAGACGCGTGGACTCAGTGGTTAATGTATCCTATCCATAAATTCATCTTTAGAATTTTAAGACGAATCTCTATGGACGGTACTTTTAATCAGTCGGGCCCTTTAAGTCGAGTACCATGGAATAAAGGAGTTCCTTTATTCTCCTTAGATTTATCTGCAGCGACAGACCGACTACCTTTAGCACTTCAGACCCTTCTGGTAGACTATGTCTTTCCAGGGTTGGGAAAACTCTGAGCTAAAGCTTTAGTCGGTAGAGAGTACATGGTCCCTAGATCGTCTGGCCAAACCGTAGTTTATGCGGTTGGACAACCGATGGGAGCCTTGAGCTCGTGGGCTTCTCTGGCCCTTACACATCATTTTATCGTTCAAGTAGCAGCTTGACAAGCAGGAGTTGTCCCAGCAGGCACATTATTTAAACAATATGCCTTGTTAGGTGATGACATCCTTCTTTGAAGCGCTAAGACCGCAAAACAGTATGTCAAAATTATGACTTTACTGGGTGTGACTATGGGTTTACATAAATCCTTAATATCACCGAAAGGTTTAGCGTTAGAATTTGCTAAACGAACGATTTATAAAGGTATAGACGTATCTGCCATAAGCTTGAAAGAGTTATGTGCAGCACTTTATAATGTCTCAAGCCTTGTCGGGTTTGGGAATAAATATAAAGTATCTTTGGCCGGTCTTCATAGACTGGCCGGGAAAGGATATCAGGTAACTGGCTCCCTTAATAAAGGATTCCAGTCCTTATCGCTTTTGAGTAAAGCGATCCTTGTTTGCCAATTGAAACCCTTAACGATGGAATCTTTCCAACAGTTTTTGGGGCGAGTTAACTCGCAGACTTTCAAAGGCATTGATATCCGATCAATAGCGATA